AGATGACTAAGACGGAAGAAAATAAGAAAGTATTGCTAGATGCATTGGAAAGATCACTAGGAATTGTGACTACGGCTTGCAGAAGCGTTAAGCTAAGCAGGACTCAGTTTTACGAATGGATGGATAATGATCCAAAATTTGCGGCAAAATTCAAAGACATCAAAGAGATGCAAAAGGATTTTGTTGAAAGTGAACTATTCCAGACTATCAAGGATAGAGAACATCCTGCTCAAGGGGCGAATATACGGTTCTACTTGGGTCGAATTGCAAAAGATAGGGGATACGTTGAAAGACAAGAGATAACGGGCGCAGAGGGGATGCCTACAAATTTTCAAATAGAGATCATTGACTCAGCTAACGAAACTAAAGACTAACGTTGTTTACCGTCATTTACAGAATAGCGACAAAAAAATAATTGTCGAACAAGGCGGTACTAGGTCAGGAAAGACCTACAATATTTTAATGTGGATAATCTTTGAATATTGTACTCACAATGAAAAGAAGATAATCACTATTTGCAGGAAGACATTCCCATCTTTGAGGGCAACGGTAATGCGTGATTTTCTGGATATCATCAGAAGCCATCAAATGTACCGTGAGGAATACCATAACAAGTCGAACTCAGAATATCATCTTTACGGCAATTTAATTGAATTTACTAGTTTGGATCAGTCGCAGAAGATTAGAGGGCGTAAGCGTGATCTATTGTTTATTAACGAGGCAAATGAGTTATTCTGGGAGGATTGGCAACAACTGATATTCAGGACTCAAGAAAGAATCATACTTGATTACAATCCATCAGACGAGTACCATTGGATTTATGACAAGGTAATTCCCAGAGAAGATTGCGATTTTTACAAGACTACTTATCTGAACAATCCCTTTTTAGGGGATACTATCAAAACAGAGATTGAAAGACTCAAGGAAACTGATGAGCAGTATTGGCAAATCTATGGATTGGGAGAAAAAGCAGGGAGCATTGCGACTATATTTAGCTATGTGGAGGTCAACTCAATCCCAGAAGATGCTAATTTGGTAGCAATGGGCATGGATTATGGCTACACCAACGATCCGACTTGCTTAAGTTCAGTACATAGGCATGAGCAAAACATTTATATTCAAGAGCATTTGTACAGAACACAGATGACTACTCAGGATATTCACAATTTTTTGGTAGATAAAGGATTTGAAAGAGAACTGATTTACGCTGATTCTGCTGAACCTAGACTAAATGATGAACTTAGAAGGATGGGTCACAACGTGCAACCTAGCGTAAAGGGCAAGGATTCAGTTAATGCAGGGATTGATCTACTGAAGAGATACAAGATTCATGTTCTGGCATCATCTCAAAATGCTATACAAGAATTTAGGAACTATAAATGGCAAGAAGACAAATCTGGCAAGTTGATTAATCAGCCAATTGACGCTCATAATCACGTTATTGATTCTGTCAGATACGCTACCTATTCATTGTTATCAAGACCCAACTTCGGGAAATACGCTATCAGATAACAAGTCTGTACTTTCTGTAATGATTCTGTACTTTCTGTAACAAGTCTGTAACAAGTCTGTACTTTCTGTAATTTCCGTAACAATTCCGTAAGTTCCGTAACTTTCGTAACTTCCGTAGTTTTAGTAACTTTCGTAGGTTTCGTAAGTGCACCACATATGAGGGGATTAAATAAGTAAAACATAATGAATCAAAAATTACCAGAACAATTAAACATTATCTATTCAAAGAAAGAAGATTACGGATTTAGATACGATTTTGTATTCTCAACAGATTACCGAGATTGGATTGTGAGCAAAAGCAAGAAGTATGACAATAAAGATTACCGCAGAAAACTGGCTGAAAGGAAAGAATCTGATAATAAATGATAAATAGTTATATACTTTTTGGTGGATAAATAATTAATCTGTATATTTGAGTATAATTAATCAAACAAAAACAAAATGGAAAATTTTAAACAAATTAGTATAGATAATTTTTATAGTAAAAATCAAGATGAAGGAGGCTATGTACAAGAGTGTATTTGTTGCCAAAAAGAAATTAAAAATGTTAAATATTTTATACATCTTTTAACAAATGGTAATATAATTAATACAGATGAAGATCAAGGTGATGAAGATCAAGGAGCATTTCCCGTTGGTTCTGTGTGTCGCAAAAAATTTCCTAAAGATTTTATTTTTACATATAACGACTAAATTAAACAGGGGGGTAAAACCCCCTTTAACTTAAACAAAAAAGAATCATGAAAAAAGACCAAATCAAATCAAGATCAGAATACAAAATCATGGGTTTTACCCTTGAGAGTATGTTAAGTCATGCTTATGCATTAGGACGTATTGATCAAACGTATCACCCAGAAGAGGTAGGCGATAGCTTAAAGAAAGAGGCAATCTACCAAGCCTCAAGAAAATGTAATTGGGACGTATTTGAAATTATAGAGAAATGATAAAGGAAAAAATCAAGACAGTCGAAAAGATATTGCGAGAGATTGCAACGACAAGAGATAATGACCAAGAACTGATTGCTAAATATTGGCATGATGAACTAAGAGAAATGAAATTTGATCAGGAAAGAGACTTTATTCTAACCCACAGAGAAATCAACTTATTCTATAAGGTTATTGAAAGTGGCATTTTAAGTCAGCCTGACACCATCACAAGAGCAAGAAGGAAGGTTCAGGAGGAAGTACCATCCTTGAGGGGTGACAAGTACCATAAGAGGCATTCAGCAACTGAGATCGTAAAGGAAGAGATCAAAGAAATCCCAGAAATGGTAGGGACTTACAAGGCTTTGGATCAAATTACTCTTGGACTTTTTGATAGATGAGAGTATTAGTCGCTTGTGAGGAGAGTCAAGCAGTAACAAAAGAGTTGAGGGATTTAGGTCATGAGGCTTATAGTTGTGATCTACTCCCTTGTAGTGGTGGTCATCCCGAATGGCATTACCAAGAAGATGTTGCTGAACTGATTAAGCAAAAATGGGATATGATAATTGCTTTTCCTCCCTGCACTTATTTAACCGTAAGTGGATTGCATTGGAATAAAAGAAATCAAGGAAGAGCAAAGAAAACAGAAGAGGCAATTGATTTTTTTATGATGTTTGCTAATGCTGATTGTGATAAAATAGCAATAGAAAACCCCGTAGGTTGTATCTCTAGCAGATGGAGAAAGCCTAACCAGATAATACATCCTTATCATTTTGGGTCAGATGCTAGTAAAAAAACTTGCTTATGGTTAAAAGGGTTGCCTAATTTAAATCATACTGAAATAATCAAACCAAGAATAGTTGGCGGAAAAAGAAGATGGGCAAACCAAATGGATAATGGACAAAACATAACCTTAAATGAAAGAGGAAAGGTTTGCGGTTGGAATACCTCTGAAATTAAAAAAATAAGAAGTAAGACCTTCCCAGGAATAGCAAAAGCAATGGCAAATCAATGGACAAGTAATGTCTCAAATCAAATTACTCTTGAACTTTTTGGTAAATAAATATATTTTGATTAAATTTATAATTCATTAAAACACACGAAAATGAAAAACAAAGATTACAATTCGCAAATAATGACAGACTCTGCCCTGCTTATGCAGATGATGAGTTTGGAGATGAGGAAGGTTTACTTTACCTCAGATGATGATACTCAGAATTTTGAGATTCATTGGAAAAAAGAAGTCATCAAAGGAGTATTTTTTGAAGTGATGGCAGAAGTGATTGTCAAGCTAGAAATATCTGAGCCTTGGGGATTTATAGAAGACGAGGGATATCAAAGACCCGATCCTGGCGATTATGTTTTAAAACTTGAGTTTGGCGACATACATCTGTATTTCGACAACATGCCAATCTGTAATGAGAGGCAAATAGAAAATATTGTCATACCTCAATTAGAGCAAAAAATAGCAACATGGTAATCATATCACTTCCGAAATATAAGCAGAACCTCCGTATCATTGATAACGTTGAGGTCTGGAGTTACAATACTCATGTTGCTACAATTGTAGAGGCAGAACTAATTGAGCATGGTTGGTGGTCACCGACTACCTCAAAGCACGTGAATTATGTTGCAGATCAACTAGACCTAGATGTTGTAAAACAATGGAAGGGGGTCGATGTATAACATAGACGAAATGAGACAACTCAAAGTCCTCGCAGTTTGCGAGGCATCTTTGGGGATCATAAAGGAAATAAAAGCAGGAGAGCCAATTACCTATGAGCAAAAGTTTGCTATTACAGATTCGCATAAAGTGATGTTTGACTATACGGCAGATTTAATTGAAGAGAACAAAAACCTAAAGAAAACATTATCAGAAATCAGAAGTCATTTTAATAAGATATCTTTGGAATATAAGACATTATTATTTGATGATAAATAATTTTTTTTGTGGTTGATTAATGGGGCGGTCAGGAATGACCGTCTTTTTTTATTTAAAATTTACTTAAAATTACGTTATACTATTATGAAAGCTAAGATAAATGTACCGACCAATTTGTCGGAAATTACTTTGAGGCAATATCAGGAGTTTTTAACTGCTCAAGAAACAAACGAAGATGAGCATTATTTAGAACATAAGGCAATAGAAATTTTTTGTCACGTTCCAGAAGAAAAGATCAAGACCATTGCGGCTCATTCGGTGACTGAAATAGCGAATAAAATAAGCGCATTGTTTGCTGATCAAAAAGAACTAGTCAGATTCTTTACTCTAAATAAAAAAGAGTTTGGATTCATTCCGAATTTAGACGAAATCTCTTTTGGAGAATACATTGACATAGATACTTATTTGTCAGATTGGAAAAACATGCATTATGCTATGAATGTTCTATACCGTCCTATATCGCACAAGAAGGCAGGAAGGTACGATCTGGTAGGATATGACACGGAGCAGAGAGATCGTGCTTTACAGATGCCTATGGATGCCGTGCTAGGGTCAATTTTTTTTTTATTCAATTTAAGGAAGGACTTATTGAAGACTACCCTGAACTCTTTAGCGGAAGAAGTGGAGATACAACAAGTGCATCTTCCGCATTTGGACAAAAATGGGGGTGGTACAATTCGCTCTATGGACTTAGTAAAGGAAACGTTGAACGAATTGAGCCAATCACTAAGATGAAAATGCATGAATGCCTGATGATGTTGGCATTTACAAAGGAAAAAAATGAGTTAGAAGCACGTTTAATGAAACAAAAAATAAAATGAGCAATCAAGGCGT